AACCGCACGGCCCTCAGTCACTTCATCTCGGTGGACAACGAGACCGAGTACCGTGACACCTACGCGAATCGCCATACCTCGCTGGGTGACAGCATGCTGCAGGGCACCAGCCCGATCTATGCCTACGGTTCGGGCATCGCGGGTGTGCCGATGATGCCGCAGGCCAACGGTCTGTTCACCAACCCGATGAACCTGATCTTCGGCATCCAGCGTCGAATCACGCTGGAATACGACAAGGACATCCGTTCGCGTGTGTTCGTGGTCGTGCTGACCTGCCGTGTGGCGGTTCAGATCGAAGAGGAGGATGCGGTGGTCAAGTACACCAACATTGGTGCCTGACCCGCAGATCCTGCGCTATGATGGAGGCCCCCACTTGGGGGCCTTCGTCTTTCTAAAGGAGTGACCATGGCAGACCTGAGTATTCAGCTAACCAAGCTGAAGACCTTCATCCACATGCCTTCGGGCAAGACCTTCGTGGAGGGCAAGACCTACACCCTTCCCAAGAAGGAGGCTGAAGAGTTCCTAGGCATGAACGATGACGGGATCCCCCGGTTCCGGCTGGCCCTAAAGAAGGCAGCGATCCCTGCGACGGCAGAGGAGGCCCCGGTCAGGCGTAGGCCCAGAAGCCGCATCTCGGAAGAGACCCGAGAGCGGATCAGGAGGGAGCGATCCATGGCATCATCTAAGCGGATCGAACCACCTGAAGATGCAGACACGGGCTCGGACACAGGACCGGAAGAGCCTGCTGAGTAAGGGGAACCCCCATGGCCCTGAAGATGGTGATTGATTCGGATGCAGTCCGGGAACGCATGGCACTGCAGGATCTCCCGGACATCAACCTCGCAATCGACTCGGCTCTCAATGCCGCCCACATCCTCTATCAATCCCTTCTGGACACTCCCTTCGAACCCGTGACCGGGGTTCAAGAGGTGTTCTATCTCGACCCAGACAGGTATCCGATTGTGCCCCGAGGGGGATACCGTCTGCGGTTGGGCAGGGCCTTCGTCAAGGCATCGTCCGTGGTGGTTGAACTGGGGACGGATGAAGATAGTTTCACAGCCTTCACCGGGTTCAAGGTGGACGCCACCAAGGGGCTGGTGATGATCCCTGAGGCGGATGGGGAGGACATGTACGTCCGGGTCACCTACTCCGCTGGGTTCGACGCCACCAACCCGGCCCCGGACTGGCTCAAGGAAGCCATCCTTGCCCAGATGCCTATCGTCCTGAACTCGCAGCAGACCACCAACCGATCCGAAGAAGCCTATCCCACGGCCAACCTGTCCCGGGAACTGGCCAGCCAGATGGTAGAAGCGCACCTGAGGGGGACGGCTTTCCACTACCGGCCCATCTACTGATGCTCACGGTCCAGATCGAAATCGATGCCGCCGATCTCGACAAGAAGCTGGACAAACTTCTTGAAGCCACCCGCAATTCCAAGATCCTAGATCAGGCAGGAGCCATCCTGCTGAACCGCATCCGCACCCGGTTTCTGGATGAGGTGGCCCCGGATGAAGTGCCATGGGCTCCTTCCAAGGCAGGCCAGCGGCGTAGGGCCAAGGGGGGCACGGGCACTCTGTTCGACACGGGTAACCTGTTCCGCTCCATCCAGCTAGCCCCCATCGATGGCGAGGGCGATACGGCCTACATCGCCACGGACGTGCAGTACGGCCTGTATCACCAGTACGGCATCGGGCAGGTGCAGCGATCCTTCCTAGGCTTCAATGACCGGGATGCGGCCTTGGTGGCCAAGCTGCTGGCCCTCCGCATCTCTGAAGAGGTGAACTCCCCATGAGTATCGCGGCCCAGTGCATCGATGACATCACCACCAAGCTGTCTACCGTGGTGGCTGACAAGATCTTCACGGTCTACAGTGAGAAGGACCTGCTGGACAAGACCAAGATGATCAAGTTCCCAGCCGTGGGCATCATGTACGAAGGGATCATGTCCGGGGCCCCGGATCCTTCCCGGCAGGGCATGGGGGGCGAACTCAAGGTGGCCCTGACCCTGCTGCTGGACGGCAAGAGCATCGGCAATCTGGACCGCAAGAACGATGCGGCCACCCTGCTGGATGCCATGCGGGCTGCAATTAGGCTCACTCGCTCTCCCTCCCACCACCCATGGAAGTTCGACTCCGAGGTTCCGGCTGGGCAGGTGGGGGGTCTCTTGGTCTACATCCAGCGCTGGACCACCAATGTGCCATTAACATCCATCTGACATTGTTAGGTGGGTGTGCAATTCTTAGAATGGCAGTGCAATTGTTGGATCAGAGGGCGTAAGCAAGCCGCCCCCGGATAAACGAACAGGAGTAGGCTCATGGCACTTCATTCACTCGGTTCGCAGATGGGCAGTGGCGGCACCGGCATCCCGGACAAGCTGCGTAATGCCCTGACTGAACTTCAGGGTTTTTCGGTGGCGGTGGTTTCTGGTGCTGCAGCGGGCACCAAGATGAACGTCGCTGCTCTCCGTGCTGAAGACACGCTGGTTTCGGTTCTCGCTTTCAACGCTGGAGTCCCCTCGGAAGATGTTGCCAACTGCAGCATCGCCTCTACCACGGCCTACGGCACCATCACCTGCGACACGGTGGTAGCTGATGATTCCGTGGTGGTCAATGGCACCACGTATACCTTCAAGGCTGCTCCGGTGCTCCGTACCGAAGTGGCACTGGGTGTGGACAACGATGCCACTGCGGCTAATCTGGCTGCAGCCATCAACGCCTACGAGTCGCGTTACGTGGACAGCGTGGGTGGTCTGGTGCCACAGGTGGTTGCATCGGTCCTCAATAACGTGGTCACTGTGACCGCAGCCGTCGATGGTGCGGCAGGCAATGCCATCACCTTGACCTCCAGTGATGGTGCCACCTTGGCAGTGACCGGCTCCGGTACGCTGACCAACGGCACTGATACGGGCGGTTTCACTTCCACGACCAACCTGTCCTCGCAGACGGTTGTCGTGTTCTGGTTCAACAAGCGTTAATCGGGAGATAGAACATGGCAACTTTTGAACCTGTCAGCTACTACTACTCGGGTCAGGGCGTCGTGATGCTGGGCGACAATGTGGCCGGTGCCAGCAAGGGCCTGATCCCTGTCGGTAACGTCTCGGACCTCCGCATCGCCATTGCGACCTCGGTGCTGGAGCACAAGGAGTCCACCACGGGTTTCCGTGGCATTGACCTCCGCCTCACCACGGAAGTGAAGGCCACCCTCACCATGACGGTGGAGAACTTCATCGCCGCCAACCTTGCCACGGCTCTGCGTGGCACGAACACCACGGTGGCTTCGGGCACCAGTGTGACATTCAACACGGGCGTGGCCGTGCAGGATGCGATCCTTGCCCTGCCGCACATCAAGGTGTCCAACGTGGTGGTGAAGGATGATACGGATACCACCACTTACGTGGCGGATACGGATTACATCCTGAATGCGGAAGCGGGCTCCATCAAGATCGTGTCCACTGCAGATGGTGGTTCGATTGCCACGGATGATGTCCTGCACATCACCTACGACCACGCGGCTCAGGAACTAGTGGATGCGATGGACTCCTCGGCCACCGAGAAGTACATGCGCTTCGAAGGCCTGAACACGGCAGACGGCAACAACCCGGTGGTGGTGGAAGTGTTCCGCTTCCTCGCAGACCCGCTCCGTGAACTGGCCCTGATCGGTGACGGTATCGGTCAGTTCGTTCTGGAAGGCAACGTCCTTGCAGACAACAATCAGGTCTCGGGATCGAAGTACTTCAAGCAGATGCTGCTCCGCTGATTGACAGCGGTCCAGAGTCCGGTACCTTAGAGGGGGCTTCGGCCCCCTCTGTTTTGCCTAAGGAGTGAACATGGCAGTCAAGCTGGCCGAGTACCTTCCGGTACCGCGTGAAGTCCTGATCGAAGGTTCCACCAAGACGCTCTCTGTGCGGGGGTTGACCTTGCAGGAGATCGTGAAACTAATTGCAAAGTACAAGGATGACATCGCCGTCTTCTTGGACCCGGATAACAAGAGCATCGACAAGCTGGTAGTTTCAGCACCCCCCATGGTGGCCGACATCATCTGCATGGCGACGGATACCGTGGGGCAGGAGGACGATGCCATGAAGTTCCCCTTTGCGGTGCAAGCAAATGCACTGACAGCCATCTGGGAACTCTCGGTGCCCGACCTAAAAAAACTCGCAGAGTCGTTCGGGGGACTCGTAGCGGCGACTCGCAAAATAAACGCACCCAGCCCGGAAGCCCACTAGAGGCTCTGGAGCAGGCCTTGTGTGCCTGCGTGGAGATGATCTGGTCTGGGGGCGGGGTGTCCCTGCAGGAAATTTCATCCCTGACATTCCGTCAGGCGTATGCCTTGTCCGTGGCAACGGTACAACGGAAGAAGGATGAGGCGTATAACTTAGGCGTAGTGAGTCGCGTAGCCTTCTGGGCTGAAGGTCGTGACTTCAAAGAAGCGATGGACACCCTGAGGGATAACGATGGCCGCTGAAAGCGTCATTGAAGTCATCATCCGTGCCAAGAATGAGTTGGGGACCTCGCTGCAGCAGATCCGGTCCCAGCTTGAGCAGGTTCAGAAGACGCTCAACAGCATTCAGGCCCCACAGGAGGTGGTGCAGGGCCTGCAAGCCGTAGGAGAAGCCCTAGAGACCACCAGCGGCAGTACAGAGAGTGCTGCAGTGAAGCTGGCTTCACTGGGCACCATTGCCACCACACTGGGTGAACGGCTCCTGTGGCTGGCCCGCACCGTTCAGTTTCTGATCAAGGCCTTCTTCGGGCTGGAAGCCATCCGGATCGCCAGCCGGTTCCTCGACATCGCAGGCAGGGCAGAAGTCCTTGGCACGGTCCTCAACGTGGTGGGGACCAATGCGGGCATTGCTACCCAGAAGCTGCGGGAGATGGAGAAGGCCATCCGTGATCAGGGCATCACGGCTTCTGCTGCCAGATCCTCTCTGACCCTGCTGATCCAATCGCAATTGATTTCAGCCGAGACGGCTGACAAGGCAGCGAAACTGGCCCGTGCTGCCCAAGACCTTGCGGTGGTGACGGGGCAGAACTCCTCGGAGACCTTCAGGCGACTGGTCATCAACATCCAGCAGTTGGACTCGGTGGGTTTGCGCTGGATGGGCCTCATGGTGGATCGCAACCGTGGGGAGAAGGAGTATGCAGACACCCTCGGGAAGAGCGTCAACCAGTTGACCTTGGTGGAGCGCAGGCAGGCGTTCCTCAACAGTGCCCTCCGGGAAGCAGCCAAGCTGCAGGGCACCTATGAAGCCTCCATGTCCAATGCGGCCAAGCAGATCCAGTCGCTGGCCCGCTATCAGGAAGAATTCCAGCGGGTACTGGGCGAGTCCCTGCTGCCCGTGCAGTTGGTGTTGGTGGAGGAGTACACGGCCCTCCTCAAGGGGCTGACCGAGATCTTGGAGGATTCTTCGGGGCTCAGTAACTTCTGGACTTACATGGCGGAGGGGATTCGGGATGTCCTTGGGGAGATCCGGGAACTCATCGTCTTCCTCTTCCAGTTCAAGGACCTGCTCCTGCTGATTGGTGGGCTGTACGTCTTCGCCAAGATCCAAGCTGGATTGACGGCTGTTGCCACCCGAGTGCGTGGCGTAAGCGCTGAGATGGTGGCGTGGACCACCTTGGTCCAGAAGGCGCAGGCAGAAGTCATCAAGGCGAATGTGGCTGTAACCGAGTCAACGGTCATGTTGACCGCAGCCATGAAAGCCCAGCAAGCCCAAGCCATCGCTACGGCAACTGCTGCCCGCGCCAATGCCATTGCGGCTCAGCAAGCTGCTACTTCCCAGTTGGCTGCTTTGAATGCCGCACAGCCTGCGGTACAGGTAGTCAGCCTAGCCACCCTGTTCCCACAGATTGCTGGATGGCTGACCAAGATCAGGACGGGATTGGAAGCCCTGTTCCCCGCCTTGGCACGGATTGGCACGGTTGCCTCAGGCATTGCTGCCGGGTTCTTGTCATGGATTGGATGGATCACCTTGGCCTACCTGCTCCTGAAGTCTGTCTGGAGTTGGTGGGAGGCCCGCCAGCAGAAGTCTCCTGAGTTTGCCGAGAATGCCCGGGAGCAAGCGAACCAGATCATTGCTGCCCAGCGGGATATTGCCCAGCAGATCCGGGCGACCCAGAAGGAACTGGATGACGCACTGGCCAATGACCAGAGGGAAGGACGCATCCTGCCCAGTGAGCGGGTGGAGGAACTGCGCGAGTCCCTGAAGAGCCTGACCGAGGAAGAGAAGAAGCTGACCAAGGAATGGGATCGTTTCCTTGACGGGATCAAGGACCCGGACCTGAAGCGTGAACTCTCTGAACTCCCGCAGAACCTGAAGTTGGCCTTCAACGAACTGGTCAAGAAGTACTCAGAGAGTGCCACGGTCCTCTCTGAGGCGCGTAAGAAGCTGGGCTTGGACAAGCTGATCATCACGCCTGACTTCGTACTCACCCGAGACTTTCAGGACAAGGCCGATGCCCTGAAGGAGATTCTGGATCAGGCCCTGACTCCCCCAGATGTGTCGGCAGAGATCAAGGCCAACATCCAGAAGATAGAGCAGGCCTTGAAGGAAGAGGAAGCCAAGCTTTCCACGGCTACCAGTGAGGAAGACATTTCTCGACTGGAGTCACGCATCTTCACCCTGAAGACTGACCTTGAGGCCGCGAAGTACGCACTCAAAGAAGTACAGGCTGGGAACGATGAGTTCATTCCGGATGCAGCTAGCCTGAGGGAGTTCGACATTGGCCTGCAGTCTTTGGTGGAGAGTGCCAAGACCGTGGATCAGGTGCGCTTTGCCTTGTCTTTCTTG